GAATATTGACTTCGCCAAGGTGCAAGATTTCGTCGTAAAGGTGCGGAACCTTAACGTTCAAGTCTTGGCCGGGGAAATACGGGCGCTTCGTCGATACGCCGTTTTCGTCTGCTACGGCCTGTTTGCCAATCAAATAAATATGCTTGTTCGGCAAATAGTACAGGGCATTAACGATTTCCATAACACGACGCGACATTTCGCCGTAAGCCTTGCGACCGTCTTTGTTACGTTTAAGTTCTTCGGTCAAGATGATTTCGGCAAGTTGCGAAATCGAATCAATGCCGACAGTATCGAAGTTCTTTGCTTCGTTCGACGTGAAAAGCCATTTAAAGAATTCGTCGATTCGTTCCGGCGTGTAAGCATCCCATGCCGGAATATTCGTCGCGTCGCGCATGGACAACATGCCGGGTTCGACGACGCACAAGACCGGGCGCGGGGCGGTTTTGATGATAGGCGTTTTGCCCATGCCCGGCCCGCCATAAACCAACGCTTTAACGCCGAAGCGTTGCGCCAGTTCCGACGCCGGTTTTAAATTGGACATTTGCATTTTTGCGCTTCCTGTAAATTCGCGCCCGTTGTTGTGGGCTAGTTGGTTTCGGATAAGGTTCGTCGTCGCCGTCGCCGTATTCGTCAAGTCGCCAAACCGGAACCTTCGGGCCATGCCCATGTTTCGGCGTTTTCCAATCCTGAATAAATACGGTCTTCCTATCGTGCAAAATTTTCATGTATGGCCGAACGTTTCTAATATTGATACCCAAAAGTTCGGCCAATTGATAGGAAGTAAGCCCGCCCTTATCTTTCAAGAATCGTTCGATAAGGGCTAAGGCCGATTGTTCTTCCCGTCTTCGCATTACTTCGACTTCGGCGCTACCAGTTCAAGCGACGGCATGGCTTCTTTCGAAGTAACAACTTCGTCGAACAGCTTTTTAAACTTTTCGGGAAGTTTCTTGTATTCGGAAACCGAAAGTTCAGGCTTCCATTTTACCAAACGTTCGGCGATAAACGCACCTTCGGGGCCGGTCTTTTCAATCTTCGACAAGACCTTATCGACGGCTTCGTTTTCGTTGTTCAAATTGCGCGAAATCTTGAAAACGGCTTTCAGCTTGTAACCGTTGCCAAGTTCGAAGTTTTCGGTTCCTTCGCGCAATGCTTCCGGGTCAAACGCGAAAGCTTCGGCCAAGACTTCTTTACGCAACGCGGCTTCGGCATCCTTCGCAGCGGCAAGCGCCTTAACTGCGGCTTCCCAAGCAAGAATCTTTGCGTCGCGATTTGCGGTTTCGTTGAATGACATAATTTCGTTCCTTTCGTTTAAGCCGCCGCACAATTGCGCCGGTATGGTTGAACTATACGACGGCTTTTCGATGTTGTCAAGCGTTACGACGAAGTTTTTTCGCCTTCTTCCAAAATACGACGTTCGCCGAACAAATCGCGATTGTTCGCGTCGTATTCGGTGAAACGGTCGGGGAAGCGATGGCGAAGCTTGGCGATGTTGGTTCGCTGGATGCCGTCGAAGGTAAGCCCACAAGCGCGGGCCAAAAGGGCGTCGTACCAAAAGCCGTCGCCGATTTCTTCGCCAGCGTTGGCAACGTCGAAAGGTGCGCCGCTTACTGCGGTCGCGTGCAAGGCTTCCAACAGTTCGCCCGCTTCGGTTGCCTTGCCGATGATTGCATGAATGATATTGCGGGCTTTTTCGTCGTCTTCGGGGCGGTCGGAAATCCAGCCCGGAAGGCCGTTGCAATTTTGATACACTTCGCCAGTTTCGACGCCTTCGGCCAGCGGGCCAAGTTCGCGACCGTAGAAAAGGCACTTCTTGACACGGTCAAGCGCGTTAAGGGCGTCGATTGCTTGGGATAGTACGGCGTCGAAGTGCGCCAGCGGTACAAGTTCGCCGTAGAACTTCGGCGATGCGGTCAAATGGGCTTCGGCTACATAGTCGAAGACGGGTTGCGGTGCGTTCATAGTTCGGCCCTTCGTTGAAGTTCGCCCGGCCCTATGCCGAAGCGTTCCGGTATGATAGGGGCTTGCGTGTATGTTGTCAATAGGCATTGACAGTAGGAAACGCTACGGTTATCATGCGTGCATTACTCGAAACACTGTAGAAGGTGCGCCATGCAACTTGACGAACTTATAAAGCGGCTGCGAATCGCAGCGCAAACGAAGTCGCTTCGCACTTTGGGGAAGGAATGCGAAGTGTCGCATGAACTAATCCGTAAATTGTTGAAAGCCGACAACGAAGTTTCAATTACCGTTGCAAGCTATAACAAGATTGATAAAGGATTGCGAAGCAATGGTATCTAACAACGCATTAAATAACATACCGCAAGAAATGCGGATTTTCCGCCAATGGGTTGTTTGGCGTTACGAAGATACAGACGGGCCGAAACCGACGAAGGTTCCTTATTCAGCGTTGAACGGAAGACTTGCCAGCGTTACCGACCCGAACACTTGGGCAAGCTTTGACGAAGCCGCGCACGCCTTGACGAATTCCGGCATGTATAGCGGAATTGGTTTCGTATTGACCGAAGCCGACCCGTTCGCGTTTATCGACCTTGACGACACAAAGGACGACCAAACCGCGTTAGACCGCCAAGTTAAAATCTTTAACGAATTTGACAGTTACGCCGAACGTTCGCCGTCGGGTTCCGGTCTTCATATCATCGTTAAAGGCGCGTTGCCGTCGGGCCGTCGTCGTTCTTTTATCGAAGTCTATTCGTCGGCGCGTTATATGACGATGACCGGCGACATTTACCGCAATGCGCCGATTAAAGATTGCGGCGAACTGTTGAACGTTCTTTGGTCGCAAATGGGTTCGGGTTCGGTTGCCGCCGCTGTTTATGCTGGCGTTGCCGAAGCCAAAGAAACCGACGAAGAAATTTTGGCGCGTGCAACCGCCGCAGCCAATGGCGATAAGTTCGCCGACCTTTACGCCGGGCGTTGGCAAGATTACTACCCGTCGCAATCCGAAGCCGACTTCGCCTTGGTCGATATTATCGCGTTCTATACGCAAAACCGGGCGCAGATTAGCCGCATGTTTCGGGCGTCGGGTTTGGGCCAACGCGAAAAAGGAAAGCGCGTCGATTACGTTAATTACATGCTTAACAAATGCTTCGACCGCATGTTGCCGCCCGTCGATATTGACGGATTGCGGAACCAACTTAACGAAGCAATCGAAGCCAAGGCGAAGGCCGAACAATCGCGCGCAATGGCACAAAGCGACGCAACGCAACAAGCGCCGCAGCCTGTCGCAATTCCAGCCCCAACAACCAACGTTTATTCGGTTCCGCCCGGATTGGTCGGCGAAATTGCCCAATTCATTTACGCACAAGCGCCGCGCCCTGTTGCCGAAATTGCCTTGGCTGGCGCGCTTGGCTTTCTGGCCGGTATTGTGGGCAGGGCGTACAACGTTTCGGGAACCGGGCTTAATCAATACGTCTTGCTTCTAGCGCCGACCGGAACAGGTAAAGAAGCAATCGCAAGCGGCGTCGATAAATTGATGGCGCAAGTAATCCGCACCGTACCCGCCGCCGTTGATTTCATCGGGCCGGGCGAAATTGCATCGTCGCAAGCCGTAATTAAATATATGTCGAAGGGGCCAACGTCGTTCGTTTCATTGGTCGGCGAATTCGGTATTTACCTTCAACAAATGGCAAGCCCTAACGCACCTTCGCACCTTATGGGCCTTCGTCGTTTCTTGCTGGATGCCTACAATAAAAGCGGCGAAGGAAAGGTTTTACGCCCGTCGATTTATTCGGACAAAGAAAAGAATACGTCGGCAGTTACCGCCCCGGCTTTTACGTTGCTTGGCGAATCAACCCCGGAAAAGTTTTACGAAGGCTTGCACGAAGGTTTAATTTCCGAAGGCTTGTTGCCGCGCTTTACAACGATTGAATATCACGGCGACCGCCCGCCATTGAATCCAAATCATATTTACGCGCAACCAAGCTTCGAACTTATCGACAGGCTTTCGACGGTTTGCGCACATGCTTTAATGTTGAACAGCCAACATAAAGCGGTTCATGTTCAATTCACGCCGGAAGCGAAAGCGATGTTCGACGAATTCGACCGGCATTGCGATTTGAACATTAACAGTTCCGACAAAGAAGTTCGCCGCCATTTGTGGAACCGGGCGCACATTAAGGCAATGAAACTTGCCGCACTTGTCGCCGTAGGTTGCAACCCTTACGACCCAATCGTTACCGTTGATTCCGCAGCATGGGCGACGAACCTTATTGTCGCAGACGTTCGCAATTTGCTAGACCGTTTTAATGCTGGCGAAATTGGTATAGACAACGACGAAACGAAACAGCTTGCCAAGGTAATTTCGACGATGAAAGAATTTGTCGTTTCGCCTTGGCCGGATGTTGTCAAGTATGCGGGCGAAGGTATGTCGGCGTTGCATTCGAACCGCATTGTTCCTTATTCCTTCGTACAAAGGAAGCTTGCAGCCGTCGCCGTCTTTCGTAAAGATCGCATCGGGTCAAGCGGTGCCATTAAGCGCGCATTGAAGACCCTTTGCGAACGCGGCGATTTGCAGGAAGTAAGCCGGGCAACGCTGGCGAAGGATTACGGAACAAGTGCCGTCGCTTACATGCTTTCCAATGTTAAGGCGTTCGGACTATGAAAGAACTTACAATTCTTGATTTTGCCTTAGGCATCGCGCTTTTGTACCATTGGGGCGCAGACGGCAAGGAAATTCGTAACTTCGCCAAGCGCGTTCGTAATCGCGTCGAACCTGAATACCGCCCTTTAGTCGATTTGTGCATAGCATCAAAAGACCGCCGCAAGTTCGTAAAGCAATTCCTTATCAACTATTGAACAACGTTGCGAAAAGACAACAAGCCGCCTTCGGGCGGTTTTTTTTTCGTTCGAAGCTTGACAACGAAGTTTTAACGAACTAAAGTTGAACCGTCGTAACCAACAACCGAAAGGAAAAGCCGAATGCACAAAATGAGTATTAACCGCCAAGTCGTCGAAGTTACGAAGAACGAAGCGAAGGAAGCGCACCGTATCGCGTCTATGCGAACCGCAGGCCCGGAACACGCCCAACGCGCCGCCGATATTTGGATGCGAAGCGCGCCCAATGACAAGGCGCAGGAACGCCGCAAGGCCGTAGCGCGTGCCCTTGGCCTGTCGGATACCCTCGCCTTCCTGTAACCCCGCCAGCGGCCCCGGAATGGGCCTTGCCTGCCCACATTGAACCGCAGCATTCGACCGGCTTTTCCGCAACGAAGGTCGGTCTTTTTATATCATCGTTAAACGTTAAAGTCTTAAACGTTGGATATAATAGCGTATAGCGCCCCATTATCAAGCCTAAGTCGTTGATTCTAAAGGGGATATAATAGGCTATAACAATTTGCAGGGTTCCCCCTAAAATATAAGCATCCTCTAGACCCTGAACCCGCGCAGCCAGCCCCAAAAAGCCTTATATTATACTTTCTATTATTTACTATTATATCTTCTATATATATTATATATC